GCATTCTGCTTAGCCCAATCCTCAACTGTAGCCTCAGCCATTTTTACCCCAGCCGCTACCTTTAAATATAAGACCAGGTGCGCTGTACATTCTTGACATTTGCAAATTACATTTAGGGCAAAACATTGGCCCTCTATCATCATCATAGGATCTATGTATTGATCCATAAGTGCCGCATTCATTACAGCTGTATTCATATGTTGGCATTACTTTGCTCCAATCAAAGCACAAGTGTGGCAGTCAGTACCTAGGAATTGCCAACTACCACACTGCGTGCATCTTGTTATATCGCTGTCAGGTATGCCTATCGCTTCGGCTATATTCTTAACACCGACACAGCCACAATCCATACATTGATAGGCCTTAAATCCTTCAGGCATATCTAACTGATCGAGCCACAGAAACTCGGTCTTTCGACCACAACCATTACATTTGAATTGTGCATGTTTCATGATAATATCCTTATTGCCTACAGTGGCACTGAGTACAAACTAAGAAATTACCTGAAGTTATAAGCCTGTCATCATTACAAGCTACACAAACATCGGTAGAAGGCAAGAACTTTACCTGGTCGTTCTCTATGCGCTCCAGGTAAGGTCCGCCTCTTAGAATCTCTACATATCCCATTTACTCACCTCCCTCGCTATCGTTAGGAAAGAACCAAGATCCTGCAGCTGTAATCTTTGCCCATTTAGCATCACATTGATCGGGCTTTGCTGCACTACACACATAACCATGATAAGGCTTACCAGTCTTTGCTGTGCCTTCTTTAAGAATCATCGTGCCATGTTTACATTCTTGTGGTTTCGGATTAACTGGTATTGCTTCTATTGCATCACCGACACTCCATACAGTTGGCTTATCTTCTGCAAAGGATTGACGTAGTACATCCTCTACAGCTCTAGCCCTTGTGCCTGGTGGTGAATAACTTGCCACCTTGTTCATTTCTTCTCGGCTAGCCCTTTTTCCCTTAGCTGCATAACCTGCATTTGCAAGCGCTCGGCCGATCGCTGAAGTCTCAGCATTCTCCAATGCAGAAGTTGAATTGACACCCCGATCAGACACGCTCTCGCTAGCAAGCCCAGTCGCCCACGGCTGTGCATCGGCTTCCGTCTTAAATAGTTGAGCACTAATAATGTATCTAGCGTCTGTGGCCTGCTCAATCTTTGTGAATACTCTTCCATCTGGATACTCCTTCCAAAACTTTTCTAGTCGGCTCTCGACTGTTTCGTAATCTTGTAAATTAAATGCCATTAGTCATTTCCCCACGTGAAGTTAATGTCGGCTTCTGCATCAAGGACTGTCTGGTATATTGAAATGTAAGCAAGTGCATCTTTGACACTGTCTTCATGGCCTGGAGATTCACTAAGCCTAGAAACCTTGAGCAGCGCCATACATAGTGCGACTTGACTAGGTGTAATTGGATGGTCGAGGTATGCCGACCACAGCTCACTGATCCTTTTATGGTTTGTGTAAGGGTGACCATAGACCGATCCCCTTGTATGCACCAGGTCGACAACATCAGCCAGCAGCTTCTCAGTTTTTGTCATAGTCAAATACCTCATCGGTTTTAACCTTGTTTTGGATCATACGTCTGTGCATATCGAAGCCATGCTTACGGCCCCTCCAATAGTAAGACTGCTTCATATCATCGATCCGCATAAGTAATAGCCAAGAAACCATACTCAGCCCTATAAATAAATATATAGCTAGTTCAAGTGTCATTTTGTAGCCCAATCTGTGACCACATACTTTGTGGCACAGGCATAGTGTTGCACCTGTGTACGACTTTGTGGATTATTTAGGGCTGTTTTATTATAACGATTAGATAACGTTAATATCTTCGAGGTCATCGATATGGTCGTCGATAGTGCGCTCTTCGTACTCTGTATTAAGCCCCATAGTGTTTGCCTAATGCTGTAAATGAGCCATCCTTATTAACTGGCACCAGGGTCGGTGTCAGGGTCTTGCCACTAGCTTCCAGTATAGCAAAGCCCATCTGCCAATTAGCGCTTCCATAGCGTATATAAGAGGCTTTTTTACGATCCATAAGATTACCTACCTCTACGCCATATAAAGCCCTGTAATGGCCGTTTACGCCCTCTGAATAGGCACTGGCACCCAGTCTATGGCTATGCCCAGCGACTACTGATTTGCCAAATTTCTTGGCTAGATTTAATGCGGTAATACCAGCATGCTGGCTCATACTTCCTTCATCCCCATGGCACAAAACCCAGTCGGGATGGAACTCATAAGCTGTCTTGTGATAAGTCATACCCATTTCGGCAAAGCCCATAAAGGCTGGGTACTGTAACTCAGGTAGATTGATTAAGCCAGGTACTTTTAATAAAGTGTTATAAAGGCGATCACAATGATTGCTCCTGATGATATGCATTTCTGGACTGTACTCACCGAGATCCCAAAGGACTTGCTTACATAATTCACGATCTGCATGTAAATCTTCTGAGTAAGCCAAAGGTGTGCCTTCAGCCCACTTGCTAATTGATTGAAAGTCCATCTCATCGCCGACCACCAATACAGAATCAAACTTTTCACGCCTCGCTAACTTGATTACATTCTTTACAGCGGCCTCGTGATGATAGGGCACCTGTAGGTCGGATATTACTAGCCAACGCTTAATCGTCATCCTCATCAAAATCGTCAAGTGGATTCTTTATAGGATCTTTAATATCTACGATCCAGTCTGGATAACTTGATCTATCCATCGCAAACGCTAGAGCTGTGCCCTCGTCCATTCCAGATTTACGGCAGGCCATATAAACCTCATTAGCTGCTATAGCCCAGAAGTCTAGCTTTGTAAGTACAGGTTCTTTAGTAGTCCTGCGCCTACGTGCAACCTTTTTCTTTGGTTTACGTTTAGTAGCCATCTTAAAATTATGACTTACTAATTAAGATAAAGAGATCATCGACACGCTTTTCTAATCGTGTTAGTTGATCCTTCATGCTAGCGCCACCATTGGGGCGTAACTCATTAAGCCAGCCTCTAACTAAAAAACGTAACCCTACTAGCCCGCCTGATAGCACGGCCATAACGCCAGCGCCAAAGCCAGCCCATTCTGTGGGTGTCATGCTTCATTAGCACCGATGCCATAAGCACTGTCGGATTTATCTAAAGCCCTAGCTGCCGGACCTGCTAATGCTGCAACAATTACAGACACTGCAGGATCTAAACCTAATTCGTTACTTGCTAAAAATGTTAATAGCGATACAAGCACACCTCTAAAGTATGATTTTAGTATTGCTTTTTGCTTTTTGCTTATTTTCATATTTTGCCCCCTATTAGTGGTATGTCGAACGCTGTGCCATTTAGATCGCCTAGTGTTGTAAAGCTAATATGGATATGTTTAGTGTGCGGGTTAATGCCTTTGTAATTACGCCATTTCCAATTTAATATCTTCGAGCATATTCGCCTGTTAAAGATGACGTATGATATGCGTGGATCCGACTTGGCTGCGATTCTGATTTGGTCAGCCAGATAAGGTGCGAGCCCATCGGATGGCTCCAGCCCAGAATCAATATCAATTGCTCGTACATATCCGAACTTGTCTGGATTATGATCTGATTTTCTGGCGGAGTGACGGCTATCGCCCACCCACCCATCACTGGCAGTACGCCTATCCGGAAACCACGTATCAACTTGATCTCTTAACTGCACACCAGCTGCACATAATTTAGGCTTCAATTGCAATCCAACTTAATGTTGATTCATCCCAGCGCCAATTAAGCCCATCTGGTTTTGGTGTTGGTGCTTGCCAATCAAAGTTCTCATCTAATGACCAAGATGCGTAAGGCTGAGGTGTAATAAATACATCTGCAACTGGATCATAAGAATACCCAATGCCGCAATATTGTTTTCTTATGCGGTTGTTGTATGAAGTGCGTTTAATGTTGTAACCTGTGGCTTGACTATAAAAGGTTTCGGTATCTAAGCCATCAATTAACTCTGTTTCATCAACACCAACAGTAACCTTTACAACTATATTATTTTCATCTAACCAAGCGTAGTGTGCCATTATGCCCAACTCACATTCCCAGAAGTAGCAGCTGTAATTGTTGCTCGTTTGTAACCACCACTTGCTGCGCTTTCTGTACCTGTAACACCTGCGCCAAAACTAATTGTAAAAGAATCTGGGTATCTTAAAATAACAAGACCAGATCCGCCTGCACCGCCTGTGCCCGAACTGCAACCGCCACCGCCTGATCCAGTATTTATGGTTGCTGCGTTACCATTACCAGAGCTGCTACCAGCACCTCCACCGCCTGCACCGCCATTACCTGCAGTGCCAGATGAAACTCCACCACCACCGCCACCTGCATAAGTAACTGATGAACCTGTAATTGAAACTGCTGCACCTGCGCCGCCATCACCAGCAGTTGCACCAGAGTTTGTTGCACCTACTGCACTTGCTCCACCACCACCGCCTGCGGGATTAACACCAAATGCAGGTGAACTTGCGCCACCATCAAAACCTTGGACTGGACTAGCAGTTCTTGTACCGCCTACTTTACCAGGCGCACCTGATCCGCAAGCACCACCACCTGAACCACCATTTGATCCGCTATCATCAAAACCTGCGCCACCTTTTCCGCCACCTGTTGAAGTAATTGTTGAAAATATAGAATCATTGCCATTTGAACCTGAACTACCACCACCACCAATAGTAATTGTGTAATTAGTGCTAGGAGTTAAAGTTAAGGCGCTTTCTAAAGATCCGCCACCACCTGTTGCGGTAACTGTGCTTCTTAAACCACCTGCGCCACCGCCACCACCTGCATTACTTGTGCCACCTGCTCCACCGCCTGCTATGACAAGGTAATCAACAGTTAATGAAATAGGTGTTGTAGGTGCTAATTGTGCTGCAAGTATGTTTAACATTTATGCAATAGCCCCTACTACATACCAAGCATTAGCGGCTGTTTTAATACAAGCTGCAGATTTATATTGTGCAAGTGTTGGAGATGCTGCCACTGCGCCAGCACTTAATACTGTAGTTGTACCAGATGTTACTGCGCTAATTGTGCAAGTACCTACACCAATATTTAATACTGTAATAACTGTACCTACTGCGAAATTATATGTTGCATCGGTTGGTATCTTGAATGCAATAGCAGTCGCTTTATTTATTGGAATAAGTTGTTGGTATTCATCACCGCTTGCAGCTGTGTAATCTGCTGTTTTAGCAGTTTGTACTGTAAAGGCTGGTAGTCCATTCCACATAGCGGAAGTGACTACATCACCAGTATTGCCTGGAAAAGTTGGCATTCTATCTCCTTAATAAGATAAGACGTTTTGTCCTAAGACCCCGTAATCTACGTTGCCTAGTATAAACCCATCTATGACAGGTTCTAGCGTTGTAAACACCACTTTAAAGCTGTTAGGTGTGATGATGTTTTGAACGCCAAATATCTGTAGTGTTTTCTCCAGCTTAGATCCACCAGGCTGGGTAGTAATTACTGTGATCGGATCAAAGAAATCTAAATTTAAAGCTGCTACTACACCTGTATCGTAATTAGGGGTATATAGGTCTAACTCGATGGCATCGCATCGGATGGTTGTTTCAGCCCTACTAGCCACATAAGCCCTTGCATAATCTAGGGCTACAGCGTCTGTTTGCATTAAAAGATCCTGAGCGTTAAAACTATGAATAAAATATTTATCAATAGATGGTTGGTTAATTGCATTCTGCACCGATCCACCTAAACGGCTGACTTGGGCAGAATTAAAAATAAGAGTGTCGTCTAGTTTCCAAGCTGCATTAGCATATGGGATACCTGTGCCATCATCTGCAAAAACTGTGGGTGTATTACCTATGGTCTCTGTAGCTGTAAGTCTGTCTTTAAAAACAAAAGATCCGCTAAAATCTACATAGACAGCGCCGTACTCTGAATCTGCCACAGTCTGCATAGCCACTAGAGATGCTGTTGGATTGTCAGGATTAGCCTGTAATGTGGTTTGACCTGGATCAATTTGTCGCATCGATGCTGGCCAGTCAATCTCATCTAATATTTGATTGATACGTGTTCCTGATAGGTCACCAGCGGAAGATCCTGCAACAGTAGATATCTGGGCATTGTAAGCCAGGCGCATAGCATCTACAGCTTGTATGGTTGTGTAGGCAACCTCTGTTGCATCTTTAGGTTGTGTGTTTACATAGCTTGTAATAAAACCTGAAAATAAAGGATAAGTAACGTTGTTATAGGTAGCAGATATGCTGACCTTCTTCATAGGTGTAATCAAACCCGCATAGGGCGAGCTTGGGTTGGTGGGATTAAAGTCGCCATTTTGATCTACTATGCGTAATGTTAATTGTCCTGTTTGAAATTGATCAAATAAAGCATTACGGCCTACGGATGTTTGAATAAAATTAATACGATCTGACACATCAACAATAACTGCTACGGCATCAGCCAACACGTTTGTACCTAATATGCCAATATCTAACTGCATAGCCTGAGCAGTGCTAGGGCCAGTAGAGAAATTAATTGTGGCGTTAATTACTGGTACTGTCATTGGACTAGAATTGCCCCACGAGGTACTAACCTGTCACCTAATTTAGTTGCATTACCTACAGCATCAATTATGTAGCGTTCTAATTCTTGATTGTTGGTTAATACTGCGCCTGTATTGACTGTAACCTGCGGCACGATTGTCGGTGTTGCTGCTGCGGCAGCTGTTGATGCACTAGATGGCATACCACCTGGCACGGCATATCGACCTGCTTGCGCAAAAAATGCATCAGCCTGTGCCTGTAATCTTGCAGATGAGGCAGCCAAGCCTGCTGCTGCGCCTGTTTCAATCCCCATCGATTTAAATTGGCCAACTAAACTGGTAAAAATTTGATCGTATTTATTAGGCAAAGTATTAAGGGCATTAGCAGCATTATTAGCACTCTCGGCCAAAGTTCTAGCAGCGTTACTGCCTTCTAATTCTGCATTGTATTTTTTAGCCAAAGCCTCATTATTGTCTAGTATGGCTATCTTGGCCTGAATGCGTAACTTAGTTTCAGCATCGGTAGCTTCGTTTAATGCCTTCATTAAACCTATGCGCTCAACGTCAAACTTTTCCGATAGTTTATCTACCTCGGTTTGTTTCTTATTTTTGGCATCTAAGAGCGCCAATTCTTTTTTCTTCTGTTCTGATAGTTTATTTTCTAGGCGTAGCTGTTGTCCAAAGATACGAGCCGATGCTCGGCCTTGTTTGTTGTCTGGTGCGTTTGAGCTTCTAGCGTTTCCTGCAAGATTTAAAGCTGCCCGCAAACCTAATCCGCCTGGTTGTAAACGTATTAACAAATCGCCCAAGCCACCAGAAGTTATCTTAGATGCTAGGCCGTCTAACTTACTAATTAGTAAACCTACGCCATAAATTGCGTTGCTAATGGACTTAGCAAAGGTATCCATTTGATTAGCAGCGCCTTCTATGCTTCTATCTTTACCTAGCAAACTTATAGCATCTAATAAACCTTTACCGATTTCTTCTTTAGCATTCTCTGTAGCAACTGTTAATAGATCCATTTTGCCAGCATAGGTAGTTAATCTAGCTTGTGCTTGGCCAGCAAACTTGTTATTAAGTTCACCCAGGATCTTATCCATATCACCAGTTTTCAACGTGGCCTTACTTATGCCAGCACCTAAACGGCTCAGACCTGTGGTGTTGCCCGAGAATCCTCTAGTTAATGCTGCGCTTACCTCTGTCAAAGATCGACCAGTAGCAGCACTTACATTTAATGCAGTGTTTAATGCATCTTGGCTCTTAGTAATAGATCCTGTAGCTGTTAATAATTGCTGGAATGCTGGGCGTAGTTGGTCATCTAATACGCCTGTAACTCTTTGTAAATTGGCTATGTAATCTTCAACGGCTGGCGCACTAAACGCAAAACCAGTATTACGTAATTGAACCTCTAAAGACTTGGCTGCCTTTTCATCGGCTGCAAAGGCTTGTACTGCTCGCTTGCTAAATTGGAATAATTGCTGAGCGCCAAAGACACCAGCAAAAGTCTTGCCTAATTTATTTACTTGCTTATCAAAGGCTGATATTTCTTTTTTGCCTTTAGTAAGTGCTTTGCCATTAAAGGTTGCCGTGGCTGCTACAAATATATTGGCCATTACGCTGCCTTCTTACTTTTAATTTCAGTTTTTTTATTAAATTGTACGGCTGATTGATCTATCGCTTTTAATATAGCTTCATAAACTTTTAAACTATCTTGCGACCAGGCTTTGTAAATTAAACGGCCTTTTGTTTTACGACCACCGCCACGAGCACCAGGTATTTTAGGTTGTGATGTAAGTGGCTCTAATTCGGCTATAAATTGCTGACTAGCAAATGGGTTATTAGATTTGTATTCTTCAAATGCTTTGCTGCGGGCTGATCGCTTGCTATATTGTCCGCTTGCACCTTGTGACGCTATCATCTCAAATGGTGCTCTGCCTTGTGGATTTAAGCGGCCAGCAGTCTCGTAAATAGATCCAGGTCTGCTTACGTTGTAAACATAATTACTTACCTTGAAGCCATTTCTTAATGTTTTATTTTCTCCAGGGTTGTAGCCAATGCCTGCCAACACTGCGCCAGCATCATATTTGGGGAATGGTCTATAAGATACATCGCTGGACATTGGCTTAGACCAGCCAGATAAAACTGCATTATTGCTAAGCACAAATCCCCTGGCTTTGGTTGCTACTCCACGCATCAAAGGATCAATAGCAATTCTAATGCGTTGACGCATATCTTGATCGATAAAACTTAAGCCATTTAGGACATCCTTAACGCCTACGACCTCTACTGGCATTTCGAATCTCCTTAGCTCTATCGGTTAGCACTTGTATAATTGCGCTATACATTTCGCTATCCATATCAATAAATTCTCTAGGCGGTATCCCAGTCTCTACGCTCAGCTGTGCAATGCTGTAAAGGATTGAAGACCGCTCAGTTATTTTTTTTCTTCGTCTAATACCTCGACAGTATCTAGAGTGTCTATGAACTCTGATCCCCATAAAGGTATCTGTGCACCAGCCCTGCGTAAGCATTCATAAGCCAGCCAGAATATCTCTGTTTGACGCTCATGCTCACGCAAGACCTTGCTAATTCCTGATCCGTACTTTAATTCGAAAGCGTACTCGACACCTGGTGTTATCTTGTGTTCTGATACTTCACCATTAGCCCTTGTTATCTTTAGCTTTGCCATTATTACTCCTTAATTAAAATGCCACCGATGGGGACACTGTTACTGCGGAGTTTACTGTAAAGGAGATACTTGATGTTGCAACTTCAGCCACGCCGCCTTGACCGATTGGGGTCAGGTTATTTACCAAGATTGAGAATTGGTAAGTTGGGTTTGTAGCTGATACGGCAGTGCCTTTAACAGTTATTACTGATACTGCTAGGGTCTTGCCAAATGCTGCGCTAAGTGTCTCATTAACCTGAGATGCTGCCCAGTCATTGATAAAGTCTACGCTGAATGTTGCTGATTGCAAACCAGCCACAAATTGGTGTGCGGTGCTACCCATACTCGTGACCTCAAGTTCGTCTACGATCTGGTTAATTACGGCATTAGTTACATATGAGCTAATGTCGATTGAAGGTACTGTAGGTGCAGCATTGGTAGCCAACTTAACACCCACGTTATTATTTAAATAGATTGCCATTGTTATTCCTCGTCTTTCTTAGTTTGTGCAGTTGGTTTTGGTGCTTCTTTAATTTGGCCTGTCTTGATTAAGAAGGCTAAATCTTCTTCGTGTGTACTCATTTTAACTCCAGCTCGTTAGGATTGATACAGTTATTTCTGATGTTAATAAATCTCCACTAGCTGCATTAGTTATAGCTGGAGCGGAGACACTTGATATGTTGTAAACCAGGGTCGATGCCGCTAGTTTAGTTACGACTGCCACGATAAAATTCTCCATACCTAGCAAGTTGCCTTGATTGTCAAATGCAGGTGTGGTTACTAAAATCTTAAAATTAGCCAGAGGTGCGATGCCTGTCTGGCTGTTATTGTTCGGCACGATATAAGGATCGCTAGGCGTAACTACTACGCTATTGGCAAGTAAGGTTGCTGGCGGAAATGCAAAGGTCGACCATACTCCAGCGTTTGCTAAAGCGGTTGCTAGCGTGCCACGTAAGGTGCTTATTGCAGCCATTAGCCGACCAGTGAATTAGGACTTGAATACGGCTGGATGAGACCACGTACACGATTTATAAGTTGGTAACCCATCCTATAAGGACTTGCACTTATCCCATCCATGCCTACCCCACCAGTCTGGCTAACTTGACGTGCTTGCCAGATGTCTACAGCTACGATCATCGCAGCCTCTCTTATGGCAGGGGTCGCAGTGTAAGCCTGTGCTTTATGCTCTGGGCCAAGGGCTCGGCCGTATGGTTTAACAAAATGAAAGTTGTCATCCGCAGCTGTCTTTGCGTATTGAATAAAGCTGTAGCCGTTAGGGTATGAACTTAATGCGTATGTACTCCAAAACATTGTGCCGATTGAAGCAGGCACTGTAGTACCTGGAAATGATCCTGTTAATGTGTATGTGCCGTTATATGTTGCACCACAATTAGACACTGTTATTGATTGACCCGTAGTAAATATGCCAGGATTTGATAATACTAAAGTTGCTACGTTATTACTAATAGATGAGGCTACTACTGGGGCATCGTTATGCCATAAATAACCTTGTATTAAATC